ACGGCTCTGGGTAAGTTGTACATAGCATTTGCAACAATGGACCCGACAGAGTACCAGTTCGCTACTGCAGTCTTTGGTAGTTGGGAAGTCTGGGAAAAGATGCAGACGACTGTGCCACTCAAGAAACCTATTGAGAAGTGGCGTAGAGAGGCAGAAGTAAAACGTAAATCACTTGCCTTTGAGTCTGTTATAAAAGAAATACAAGAGGGTGGGCGTAGTAGTTTCACTGCAGCTAAGTTCTTAATCAACGAAGAATGGAAAGCTAAAGAAGACGGACGTGCTGCTCGTAAAGAAAAGAATCTAAAAGACAAGACTACATCTGAAGAAGCTTTCGAAAGAGCAGGTGTAAACGAAGACTTGAAGCGATTAAAAGATCAGGGTTTAATAAACTGATTCAAAAGGGAGGCGCAAGCGAATGGCTAAACGGCCTACAGTAAATACGATTAGTTCTGGCTATGCTTCACAGAGTCAGTTAAATGAAAACTTTACAAATCTTAAAAATGGATTTAATAATACTCTGTCACTAGATGGTAGTGCTCCGAATGCTATGCAAGGTGACTTAGACCTAAACGATAATGATCTTTTAAATGTACGTGCTATCTATGTAGATGGTGTTAATGTTCTTAATGTCTTAGACAATGTTACTGTTAGTACAGCAAGCCCTACAGGTGGTGAAGACGGTGACATCTGGTTTAAAGTATCTAGTTAACAAATAAAGCATAAGCGAAAGCAAAGAAGGAATATAAAATATGGCTGCTCTTTCAGATCACGCAGAAGACCTACTACTAGACTTCCTAATGACAAGTGGCACTGCTACTCGTCCTACAGCCTGGTATCTAGCTCTATTCACTGCTGCACCTAATGACGCAGGTGGTGGTACAGAAGTATCTACAGGTGGATATACACGTCAGACGATTGCATTTAGTGCTGCTTCTGGTGGTGCTACAAGTAATACTGCTGACGTAAGTTATACTGCTTCGGGTGCTAACTACGGCACAGTTACTCACGTGGGTATATTTGATGCAAGTTCTGGTGGTAACCTACTATGGCACGGTGCGATGACTGCATCTAAGACTGTTGAAGATGGCGACACAATTACATTTGCTGCAGGTAACGTAGACCTTACACTAGCATAATAGCAAAGGGCTTCTGTCATGGCTAATATATACAGAGGCGCAACCGTAAGGCCAGTCTTCTACTACGAGAATACAAGTGGTGGTTTTAGGGCTGACCTTCAGCTTGATCTAATTAGTTTAGACGGTACTACTTATAGTTTTGAGTCTAGCGGTAATGGGTTTGAAACTACTACTACCTCAACAGATATAAGTAATTATGATACTGCTAGTTGGACTACTGTATTAACAGGTACTACATCAGGACGGTTTAACAGAGACACAGCAGGAACAGGTTCATCTGGTACTGGTCTAAATACTGCTGCTGCAGGTAGCTACTACTTATACGCTGAGACATCTAGCCCTGCGACTGCTGTAGGATTTGATTTTCTTCTTAGAGGACCGCAAGTAACTTTAGGGAATGACCCTGACTTTACTTTCTATGAGGCTCGTTATAGTAGCGACAGTACAATGGGTACGCTTAAAGTGTACCTTGAAGTTATTACTTCTGGTGCAGGTGGTGCTCCTACAGGATTATCTCCTTTACTTCTTACTACCACAGGAAACACTGCTTCTTGGGTACAACAGACAGTAGATATTCAATCTGTTGAAGGTTTCCGTATAGATGAAGCAAGTAATACACGTATTGCTGAGAACGGTGATGTACGTATTACAGAACAGTTCGTTGAAGGTTTATCTGCACTATCAGGATCAGGTGCTCTAGCTTCTGTAGCAAATACTACTTATCAGGCTGCGTCTAGTTTATCGTCTATTGGTTCTAAGCTTACTGCTGCAGGATTAACATCTGAAGCTGATCCTATTACCCTGAGTGCTACAGGAACTATGACTGCTACAGGCGGTGCGTTGTTCCAAGACTCAGTAAGTGTATCAGGAACAGGTACTGCTACGTTCCTTGGATTGAATAGCTTCGATATTAGTAAAGCATTCAGTGGAACAGGTACAGCAACCTTCGATGGTATACGTATTAAGAATGCTTCTGGGTCGTTTAGTGCATCAGGTACGTTTAGCAATGTTTATGACTTTGTACACTACGGTGCTTTACTTACAGAAGACGAAGAGTTTACACGTATTACTGAAGCAGGTGACACTCGTATAGACGAAGCAGGTAATACACGAATTGTTCTAATTGCAGGAAATGTCGGTGAAGGCTTCTTAGAAGCAGACTGTACACAGATTATCTTTAGTTCTACTGCGTATATAAAATGGAATGGTCAGTGGACTACCTTCACACCTAAAGTTAAACAAGATGGTACGTGGGATGACCCTCTAGCTATCTATAAAAAGATTGATGCGAATACTTGGAAGAGGGCTTATTAAAAAATGGCTAATATTAAAATCTCAGATATGACTGCTGCAGCCAATGCTTCTGGTACGCAGGAATACGAAGTAAATGAAAGTGGTACTACTAAGAAAGTAACTGGTGCTCAGATTTCTACTTATGTCAGAGGTACTGTAACCCTAGCTGACTTGAGTGTAACTGCTTCAGCTACTGAATTAAACTATAATGACATTACGACTCTAGGTACATCTGAAGCAAGTAAGACTGTTACTGCAGATGCTAACGGTGATGTTAACTTAACAGAAGAACTAAAAGCTAAATCATATAACGAGACATACGCTGCAGTTACTTCTACCTCTAACGCTACAACAGTTAACTGTGAGAACGGTAATGCATTCAGTCATACTCTGACAGAGAACACTACATTTACTTTTAGTAGTCCACCTGCAAGTGGCACTGCATTTAGTTTTAGTTTAGAGATTATTCAGGATGCATCAGCAAGCGGCTACACAGTCACATGGCCTACGTCTGTTGATTGGCCCTCTGCTACGGCTCCTACATTAACTGCAACTGCATCCGCTAAAGATGTCTTCGTGTTCTATACACGAGATGGCGGTACTAACTGGTATGGATTCACTGCAGGTCAAGCACTAGGTTAAGGAGTAATAACTAATGGCTTCTAAGAAAAAGTTATTACAAGCTGCATCAGGTGTATCTACAGGTATTCCAGGTGCATGGGACTTAGCCTATGCTTTTCCAGACGATCCTAATACTTATGTAACTTATGGTATGGGAATTAATGATTCTTCTAGCGGAGTTTTTGCTGAAGGTTCAAATCCTTTTACAGTATTCTTTAAACCTGACGGTACAAAGATGTATGTCATTATCAGCGCAGGTGCTTCAAGTGGTGATAACGACACAGTATTCCAATACTCTCTGAGTACGGCTTGGGATGTGACTACAAAAAGTTACGATAGTAAAAAGTTTTCTTTTGCATTACAAGAGACTAGCCCTTGGGGGTTGTGGTTTAAACCAGATGGTACTAAGATGTATATGTCTGGCTCTTTAAACGATACTCTTTTTCAGTATTCTTTATCTACTGCTTGGGATGTATCTACAGCATCTTATGATAGTGTATCTGTAGTTTTGTCAAGTTTTGCAGGGGATATAATAGCCACCGCTACAAGCATCTTTTTCAAGGATGATGGTACTGAATTTTATGTAATAGACCCTGGTAATGATGATGTCCACCATTTTACTTTATCTACTGCTTGGGATTTAACTGCAAGCAACTGGACAAGACAAACAGACTTTTATGTTGGGGGTGAAGAATCTTCTCCTGCAGGTATAGCCCTTAGTCCTGACGGTAAGTATATGACAATACTTGGATACGCAGGAGATGATTTTACTAGCTTTAAATTAAGTACTGCATGGGACACATCAACTGCTACTCTTATAAACGGTAGCCAAGTTTATGTTGGAGGTCTTGAAACTTCGCCAAGAAGTTTTGTTTGGGGGGAAGATGGTCGTGCTCTTTTCTATACTGGAACTGGTAGTGATCAAGTTCGAAAGTTATATGTGGGTGGATGGTCTTTCCTTTCTGAAGGAACAGCCCCAAGAGACATAGCTTTCAATGATGATGGCACTATAATGTACATCCTAGATGATGCAGGGAATGACATTAACTATTATGACTTAACAATTCCTTATGATACGTCAGAAGATAATGTTGTTGTAGATGGTGCAAAAAGATTCAGTCAGAATGAAAGTGTACCCAACGCACTTGACTTTAAAGCAGATGGAACAAGTCTTTACGTTAGTACTGAAAACAATATTACACAATATGATATGAGTACTGCATGGGATACATCGACTGCTTCAACAGGTAGTACTTTTAATCATACACCAACTGGAGCCACGGGTATGAGATTTAGACCTGATGGCACTCAGGTGTTTGTAAATTATCAAGCTGATGATACTGTAAAAGCTTTAAATTTAAGTACTGCTTGGGATATATCAACTGCTTCATATGCAACAGGACAATCTTTTGATTATTCAACTCAATCTGCAAATGCTTGGGGAATAGAGTTTAAACCTGATGGTAAGAAATTATACATTCATTCTGAACAAGATGACAAGATATATCAGTATAGTTTAAGCACCGCATGGGATTTAACTACTGTTAGTTATGACAATACTTTTTATGACGCACGAACAAAGATAGGTAATGTATCGCCACATGGGATCAGGTTTAAACCAGATGGAACAAAGTTGTTTTATCTTGATAGTAATGAAGATAGAGTCATAAGAATTGGTGTTGAAGATACATCGTAAGGAGAACTGTTATGTATTATGTAAAAATAGAAAATGATGTAGTTGCACAGTATCCTTATTCTGTAGCAAACTTAAAAAGTGATAATCCTAATACTAGCTTTCCTGCTAGTGTTTCGGATACCGTTCTTGAAAGATACGGCGTACACCCTGTTTCTTTTGAAGCTCAACCGTCTTATGATCCTGCTACAGAAAGAGTACAGCATAGTACTTCACCAGTTTTAAAAGATGGTACTTGGACTATTACAAAAACTGTTGTTGCTTTAAATGATGAACAAATTGCAAGTTATGCAAATCATGTAAGCGGTAAGAATAGAGAAAAACGTGATACTCTATTAGCTAATACTGATTGGACTCAGATGAATGATAGTCCGTTGTCTAATGAAGACAAGACTGCATGGGCTACGTACCGTCAAGAACTACGTGACATCAGTGATCTAGATGCATGGCCTCACTTAGCAGACGAGGACTGGCCTGTAGAACCATAAGGACACATCATGGCAAAGCAAGCATTAGACCAGATAAGGCAAGCTGCTGAGAATGATCTAGAGTTCTTTATTCAGTTGATTGCTCCACAACAGGTCTTAGGGGATTGCCATAAAGAGGTCATAGAATGGTGGACAAGAGAGGACGCACGTAACTATCAGCTTCTTCTCTTTCCACGTGACCACGGTAAGTCAAGGCTCATTGCTTACAGGGTAGCATGGGAACTAACTAAAGACCCTACACTACGTATCCTGTATATCTCTGCTACAGCAAACCTCGCTGAGAAACAACTTAGTTTCATTAAAGGTATCCTTACCTCAGAAATCTATAGACGTTACTGGCCTGAACATGTACACGCAGAGGAAGGTAAACGTACACGGTGGACTAACTCAGAGATTAGCTTAGACCACCCACTACGTAAACAAGAAAACGTCCGTGACCCTAGTATCTTTACAGGTGGTCTGACTACATCACTGACAGGTTTACACTGTGACATTGCTGTACTTGATGACGTAGTTGTAGCTGAGAATGCTCTTACCCTAGAGGGTCGTAACAAGGTAGCAAGTCAGTACTCATTACTGTCGTCTATCGAAGGTGCTGACGCTAGGGAGTGGGTAGTAGGTACACGGTATCACACCAAGGATTTGTACAACGATCTAATGGAGATGAAAGAAGTTCTCTACGATGATCAGGGTGAACAAGCAGGTGAAGATCAGATATACGAAATCTTCGAGAAGCCTGTAGAAAATCGTGGTGATGGTACGGGTGAGTTCCTATGGCCCAAGCAACAACGTAAAGATGGTAAGTGGTTCGGTTTCGATATAGCTACACTTGCTAAGAAACGTGGTAAGTATCTAGACAAAGGTCAGTTCAGAGCACAGTACTACAACGATCCTAGTGATCCAGATAACGTACCTGTAAGTAGAGACAAGATACAATACTTCGATAGGAAGCACGTAGTCTTAGACAATGGGTTCTGGTACTACAGAGGTAACAAACTAAACCTATTCGCTGCTATCGACTTTGCGTTTAGTACGAGAGCGAAAGCTGACTACACTGCTCTAGTTCTTGTAGGTGTAGACGCAGATAATAATGTTTACGTTCTAGACATCGACAGGTTTAGAACAGAACGTATATCAGAGTACTTTGATCACATCTTTGATATGCACGACAAGTGGTCATTCCGTAAGCTACGAGCAGAGGTTACTGTTGCTCAGATGGCTATCGTGAAACAACTAAAAGAGTTAATTAAGGAACACGGTCTAGCTTTAAGTATTGATGAGTTCAGACCTAACAAACAACAAGGTAATAAACAAGAGCGTATTGCTGCAGTTCTAGAACCTAGATATGACAACCTTCAGATGTGGCACTACAGAGGTGGTAACACACAGTACCTAGAGGATGAATTATCTAGTAGGAACCCACCGCACGATGACGTTATCGACGCTCTAGCATCTGCCGTAGATATGGCTGTGCGTCCAACTCGTAACCTTAACAGGAAACGTGATAGTAATATTGTCTGGGCGAATAGCCGTTTCAGAGCAGGGAGTAGGTAATGAACACTATTGATATTGAAAATCTTATTGATCCAGATAACCTTGCTGTAGACATTGCAGATAAGTGGAGACTGTGGCATCAGCTACGTAACTCTTGGATGGAAGGTACTAAGGAGTTACGTAACTACGTATACGCTACAGATACCACGACTACTGCTAACGCAATCCTTCCTTGGTCTAATACAACGACTACTCCTAAGATTACACAGATCGCAGATAACCTACACGCTAACTATTTCGCTACGTTGTTTCCACAACAGAAGTGGATGAAGTGGGAAGCAGACACTCGTGACTCAGCACGTAAAGAGAAACGTGAGATCATTCAATCCTACATGGATAACAAAGTATCTCAATCAGGTTTCGTTACTACAGTCTCTGACATTATTCAGGATTGGATTCTGTATGGTAACTGTTTCGGTATGGTTGAGTGGCACGATGGTTTTACTACAAAGGAAACTGGCGAATACATTCCTAAGTATGTAGGACCGAAGCTTGTTCGTATCTCACCATACGACATCTGTTTTAATCCAACAGCATCATCATTCGAAGACTCACCTAAGATCATTAAGAGCATCAAGTCTCTTGGTGAGATTAAGCGTATGATTGACTCAGACCCTAACAACGAATACTTACAGGGTGTGTTCGACAAGATGATGTCTGCTCGTAAGAATGTACGAGGCACAGACGGTCACTTCGATAAGGCTGAAGGTTTTATTGCTGATGGCTTCACTAGCATTGAGCAGTACTACGAATCAGACTACGTAGAGATTATGACATTCTACGGAGACATCTACGATCAGATGTCAGGTGAGCTAATGGCAGATCGTGTGATTACTATCGTAGACCGTGCTCACGTACTAGACAACCAAGAGAATCCATCATGGATGGGCAAGGCTCCTATATTCCATAGTGGATGGCGTAACCGTCCTGACAACCTATATGCAATGGGTCCACTAGATAATCTTGTAGGTATGCAGTACCGCATTGATCACCTAGAGAACTTGAAAGCAGATGTGTTTGATCAGATCGCTTACCCTATCTTGAAAGTCAAGGGTGACGTAGAAGACTTCGACTTCGAACCTGGTGCTCGTATATACATGGGTGAAGAAGGTGATGTAGGTTACATGGCTCCTGATGCTACTGCACTAAACGCAGACCTACAGATTCAAGTCTTAGAGAACAAGATGGAAGAGATGGCAGGTGCTCCTCGTCAAGCTATGGGTATCCGTACCCCAGGTGAGAAGACTGCATTCGAAGTACAGACACTACAGAACTCTGCATCTCGTATCTTTGAACACAAGGCTGCACACTTCGAGCGTACATTCATTGAACCTATCTTGAATACAATGCTTGAGAATGCACGTCGATACATGAACAGATCAGATACTATTCGTGTACTAGATGAAGATCAGGGCTTTATGAAGTTCCTAGATATTACTCGTGAAGACATTACGTCTAGCGGTAAGATTGTACCAGTAGGAGCAAGACACTTTGCTGAACGTGCTCGTAGACTACAGAATCTAATCCAGATGGCTGCAGTCAAGGCACAAGACCCTACTGTTGCACCGCACTTGTCAGGTAAAGAACTAGCTCGTATCATTGCCTATGAACTTGGTGAACCAACCTTGTTTGCAGATAATGTTGCAATAGATGAACAAATGGAAACACAATCTAAAGTTCAAGACCTACAAGCTGCAAATGAAGAGAGACTAATGGAAGCCTCAGAGATGGGACTATAAGGAGTTTATCATGCCCGCAAAAGGACAACCTTACAAAAAGCCTATGCCTAAAAAGCCTAAGCCTAAGAAAAAGAAGGTTATGAAATAAATGCACTCAGCTTGGACGAAAGGTCTAAGGGGTGAGGAAAAAGCCAAGCGCATCGAAGAAGTACTCTACTACAGAAATGCCTTTGATGACTTGCAAGATGTTATCGAACAGACACTATATAAGAAAGAATCTGTTCGTGACTACGGCCCAGGATGGGCTGAAAAACAAATAGCAGTGAATGAGTACAATGCTGCTCTAGATGATCTGCTAAGACTAATAGACCTCAACCGTAAGGATCATAAAGAATAATGTCAGTTTTTGATGAAGACAAGTCTGTAGCCACCCAACCACAGGAGACTCAGACACAATCCGATACTATGCAGCAAGAAACCACACCACAGGAATCTTACTTGCAGAAGATCGTAGAGACACGTGGTGAGAACTGGAAAGACCCCGAAGTACTTGCTAAAGGTAAACTTGAGGCTGATGCCTATATCAAGAACCTTGAGGATCAACTTGCTAGTATGCGAGAAGATTTATCTAAACAAGACTATGCGGCCCAGTTGTTACAACAACTAGAGACAAAGGCTTCGGCTACCACCAACGAAAAACCTCTAGAGTCCAATAACTATAATAACGGTGGCACGAATACTGAAGGTAACACCAACCTCGCAGTGAGTGAAGATGATTTAAAAAGCCTTGTTGAAAAAACTCTTACAGAACGTGAGAAGCAAGCTACTGTTCAGGAGAACATTCGTCAGGTGGATGTAACACTTGAAGAAATCTACGGAACAGAAGCACGTAACGTACTCATTAACAAGTCGCAAGAACTTGGAATTAGTATGGAGCGTATGCAGGAACTTGCATCTGAATCTCCCTCTGCTCTCTTTGCTTTACTAGGAGAGAAGCAACAAACCTTTAAGCCTATAACTCAAGGGTCAGTTCGAACAGAGTCTGTAGGGACAACAACTGGCGGTGAGCGTGATTTTAATTATTATCAGAAGCTTCGCCGTGAGAATCGTAACCTATACTACACACCAAAGGTACAACAACAGATGATGGAAGATCGTCAACGCCTTGGTAATAGGTTCGGTATTTAATCACAACTTTAAATAAGGAGAGTCAGTATGTCTATGACAACTGGTAACGTTTCTCTCTTAACTCGTGCAGAGGTATGGTCGGGCGAGCTAAAAGAGATTCTACGTGACGAGATGATGGCACAACGCTACGTGCGTATGCTTGAAGGTTTCCCAGATGGTGACACATTCAAGATTCCATCAATCGGTCAAGCGCAAGTGGACAACTACGCTGAAGATACAGCGGTTCAGTACCGTCCACTAGATACAGGTCAGTTCACATTCAGTGTTGACAAGTATCTATCATCAGCTACTTATATCACTAAGAAAGCTAAACAAGACATGTTCTACATGAACGAAATGGTTTCTCGTTTTGTTCCTGAACAAGAACGTGCTATCATGGCGCACTTCGAAACAACAACTATGGCTGCTCCAGAAGCAGGTGTTTCAGCAAACTCCAACGAGTCTATCGATGGCGTTGAACACCGTTGGGCAGCAGGTGGTACAGGTGCTATCATTACACTTGAAGACTTCGCACGTGCACGTCACGTATTGAAGAAAGCAAATGTTCCTGATCGTAACCTAGTTGCTATCGTTGACCCATCAGTAGAGTACACATTGAATACTCTATCTAACATCACAAACGTTTCAAACAACCCACGTTTCGAGGGTCTTGTTCGTGATGGTATTGCGTCTGGTATGCAGTTCGTTGCAAACGTTTATGGTTTCGACGTATACTGCTCGAACTACCTAGCTGACGTTACAGACGGTGCTCTACCAACATCTGCGGATGCTAATGTAGACTTCGGTACTGATAACGGTAAAGCTAACTTGTTCTTCTCTGCGGATCAGACTGCTAACCCATTCGTGGGTGCATGGCGTCAGATGCCAGAAGTGGACTACGAATACAACAAAGACTTCCAACGTGACGAGTTTGTTACAACTGCTCGTTATGGTGTCAAGTTGTACCGTCCAGAGAACATGGTTCGTGTTGTATCGAAAACTAACGTCTAATTAAGATAAGGGGAAAGATACATGTCTTACAATAACGCAGACGGACTTCGTGTTCTAACTAATGCTGATCAGGGTGCTGCAGTTGATGCAGGTACTACAGCCGTATCAGAAGTAAAAACACTTGTAATTGATATTGCAGATGCGACTGAGCTAGGCTCTTCGGCTGCAACACCAACAGCGAATGATGCATTCATTCCTGCAAACTCTTACATTACAGGTGCTCACTTGTTGGTAACAACAGCCTTTACTTCAGGCGGTTCAGCAACCTTGACAATCGGTGCGTATGACTCTGCAGGTTCTGCTATTGATGCTGATGGTATCGATGCAACCATTGCACTTACAGCAATCAACGCTACAACTAAAGCAGTCGCATGTGACGGTGCTTTAGTAGGTGGCGCAGTGATGACAGGTGCTTCAGATGCATACATTAAACCTAACTACGGTACTGCAGCGTTTACTGCAGGTGCTGCTAAGTTGGTTATTACTTACATCGAAACATAATACTATTAGGTAGTCCCTTCGGGGGCTACCTTACTTGCTCAAGGAGAAACAATTAAATGGCAAACGTAAACCACTCAGCACTTACAGACCCTTATCTCCATGAGCCGAAGGGTGCATCTACTGCTAGTTCAGGCGATGTGTATATTGCAAATGGTTCAGGGTCAGGTGCGTGGACTTCACGTCGATCTATGATCACTGCACACTTTGAAGATATTTCTACAGCAGCAGATATTTACTTACCAATGCCCTATGCAGGTACGATCTCTAAGATACAGTCAGTAGCATCAGGAGCAGTTGCAGGTGGAGATGTTACGTTTACATTCCGTAACTCTGCAGGAAACTCTATGGGAACTATTGTAGTTACTTCAGCAGGTTCTGCTGCAGGAGATGTAGATACTCTAGCTCCTTCATCTAACAATACAGTCACAGCAAGTGATTACATTAGAGTAAGTTGTGATGGCGGTGCTTCCTCACATACTGAATTGTGGTTTGTAGTTTCAGTGGATGGCTCATAATGAAAAGAACATTACTACAGATAGTACAGAACATTCTCTCAGACATGGATTCTGAGGATGTCAACAGCATTAGCGACTCTATAGAAGCTGAACAAATAGCATCTGTAGTACGTGATGTTTACTACAACATGGTATCTACTCGTATGATACCTGAACACCAAGAATTAGTTAAACTTGTAAGTCTGTCTAGTTCAGCACGTCCGACACACTTTCAAGTACCCGACTCTGTAAAACGCATAGACTTCATTCGTTATAACGTAAGTACTACAAGCGAGACAGAGTTTAAAGAGATACAATACATAGAACCTCTGTTGTTCTTAACCTTACACCAAGACGGTGCTAATGTAACTACAGTCTACGATGTGAACGGTAACACACCATTACTTATTCGTAATGATCAGATGCCTACTTACTACACGTCATTCGATGATCTGCATATCGTAATGGACTCACACAAGAGTGACACAGATCAGATTCTAGCAGAGAATAAAACACAAGCACTAGGTCATAAGATTCCTACATTCACAATCAGTGACACTTTCATTCCAGACTTAGATGAAGTATTGTTCCCATACTTGATTGCTGAATCTAAATCTACATGCTTCTCATTATTCAAGAGTGGTGTAGATCAGAAGATAGAACAAGCTGCACGTAGACAGAAGTCATATATGCAGAGTGATATGTATAGAGTGAAGAAAGAAAATAAAAGGCCGTACTATGGTAGACGTTGATTTCGAGATTGATTACGACAACAAAACCTTAAAGGCGACATGCACAGAAAAACTAAGCACTCCTATCCATGTAAGAAAATCACCAGATGGCTTTATATTCTTCGAGGTCCATGTAGAAAAAGGCAAGGTTCCAGGCGATTTAAGTGGAAAGTACACATCTCTAGATAACGCTAAGAAAGCTATACAAGTATACCTAAATAATATTACTCCTTCTAAGGCTGTTCGCAGAGAGGCTTTCGGTAAGGACTACGAGGAGCGTAAGAAACGAAATGCCACAGAGTCTAACGCAAAGGGTAGTTAACACATTTGTTAAAGGTTTGATTACTGAGGCAGGTGAACTTACTTTCCCACCAGATGCATCAGTAGATGAACTAAACTGTGACCTTCGTCGTGACGGTTCTCGCCGTAGACGTAAAGGTGCAGCTAAAGAAACTAACTTCGAACTGTCTAGTTTTACTGTAGCAGATGATGCTATTACTACAACAGGTGTGTGGTACAACGTAGGTGGTCAGTCAGGTCTAGAGTTTCTAGTATTTCAGAATGGCTCTACCCTTTACTTCTTCAATAAGTCTGGTGCTCCTTTCTCAGCTAACATTGAAACAGCTACAGTAAACTTACTTACTTATGAAGTAGCAGGTAGTGTTGGTGCATCACAGGCTAAGTGTTCATTCACTTCTCTTAAAGGTGCATTGATTGTAGTATCAGAAGCTATTGATCCTATCTACATTGAACGTGATAACGTAGCAGAAACACTTACAGTTACTCAGATTGATTTCCGTGTACGTGACTTTGATTGGCAGGGTGACACTACAGAGTATGATGAATCTAAAGCAAGCCCTTCAGATGAACGTAAGTATGATACACAGAACGCAGGGTGGGTAGCTCCTAATGGTGACTCTGCATTAACTGCCTATCAATCTGCAAACTCTAGTAAATATCCACCTCTAACACATGCTTGGTATTCAGGTAAAGATGCTACAGGTGCATTCTCTGCAAGTGAATGGGCAGAGATTTATAGCGGTAATAGTCTTACAGGCAACGGTCACTACATTCTAGACTTTTTCAGTAAAGATCGTGCTACTGCATCAGGTATCTCAGGACTTACTACAGAGACTGAATCTAGTAGATTTAAATCAGTAGCCACCTTTGCAGGTCGTGCATTCTACGCAGGTCTTGACAGTACTACAAACACAGACATCATTCTGTTCAGTCAGTTGATTGATAACTTCTATCAGTTAGGTGAGTGTCTACAACAGAACGATCCTACATCAGAGTTAATCAGTGATGTTCTTGATACTGATGGCGGTACAATACGGATAGCAGGTGCTGTTGGTATCAAAGTACTTTATGTAATTGATGCTAGTTTGTATATCTTTGCAGAGAACGGTGTGTGGCGTATTGAAGGTATTGATGGTGTCTTTAGTCCTACAGCGTTTGCTATTAAAAAGATTACAGATGTAGGTATTGTTAGTCAAGGTAGTTTTGTTATTGCTGATGGAACTCCTCTGTGGTGGAGTAAGAATGGTATTCACACATTGCAATTTGATGCAACAAGTGGTCGCCCTGTAGAAAGTAACTTGACTATTTCTACTATTCAAGCTTATTGGGATCGTATTCCTAACGAGTCTAAGAATAAACTTACGTCTATCTTTGATCCTGTAAACAAACGTGCTTACTGGGCATGGCCTGATGACGGTGAAACAGTAGAGTCTAAAGTAAATAATATTCTAGTTCTTGATGTACCTCTAAAAGCATTCTATCCTTGGTATGTTGAAGATGAAACTACAAACACAGATGCTATTATTGGTATAGAGTTCTTCTCTGGCTTTGGTGCTGCAGCGTCTACGCTTGATGTTGTAACTAGCGCAGGGGATGACGTTATAACTTCTGCAGGAGATGATGTTGTCTCTATTCAGAACTTAGCAACTACAGGTTCACCTGCAATCATCTTGATCATACGTGATGGTGATACAAACAAAATGACTATGGGTTCCTTCACAGGAGATGACTTCTTAGATTGGGGTACTACAAACTATAGTTCTTACGCAGAAGCAGGTTATGACTTTATGGGTGACCTACTCTTGAAGAAGACTGCACCCTACATTACAACTTACATGCGCTTAACTGAGACTGCATGGGAAGGTAATGAAACTGATGGATACGCCCCAGATAAACCATCCTCTATGTTAGTATCTGCATTCTGGGACTTCAAGAATACTACTTCAAGTAACCCTCAACAAGCCTATAGATTTAAATCAATGCCTGTTGTAGATTCAGGAAACCTCTTGAACTTTGATTACCCTGAGTCAGTAATCACTACTCGAATGAAAGTACGTGGTCGTGGTCGATCAATGCGTATCAAGTTCGAAAGTGAACAAGGTAAGGACTTCGTTCTACTTGGATACTCAGTTCTTGGTGGAGTTAACCAAACACACTAACTTAGGAGACTTCATGTCTTATAAAATACGTAACGCTAACCAAAGCGATACCTTCGATATTGTACTTCTTTATAAACAATTCTCTAAAGAAATACCTCACAAAGCTTTTTCTAAAGTAAACACAAACAAGACAGTTGAGCTTATCTCTAATCTTATTCAGTATGAAAACGGTTTTGTACATGTAGCTACTTTTAATGATGAAGTCGTAGGTGTTCTTGCTGCATTTTTATCAGAGTTACCAGTAAATGATTTTAAAATGTGTCAAGAGATTATATTCTTCGTAGAACCTAAACACCGAAATGGTAAAACATCTTCTAAATTAATAGATGCTTACGTAGAGTGGTCTAAAAGTATCGGATGTAACTTTGTAAGACTTTCTTCTTTAGACCCTGTTCTTAATAGTAAAGCAGGGGTTTTGTTTAAACGTAAAGGTTTTTTAGAAACCGAAACAGCATATGTAAAGGAATTATAAAATGGCTATATTTACTGCGATTGGTGCAGTCGTTGGTGCTCTTGCAGGTGCTGCCGTTGCTACGACTGCTGTAGCAGGTGCTATTGGTTTAACTACTACGGCTGCTGTTATCGGTGGTGCTGTTATTGGTGGACTTGTAGGTAGTAAAGTAGATAAGAACATTGAAGCTGCAAAACAACAACAAGCTGCTGCTGCTGCTACTGCTACTCAGATAGCAACAATTCAAGAAGAAGTTACAGATATATCTGCAGCACAAGTAGAAATACAAAAACAAACTATACAAACCCAAGCAGAACAAGATAGGTTAGCTGTACGTAGACAACGACGAAGTGCTATCCGACAAGCTCAGATCGCAAGAGCACGTCAACAGAATATCGCACAAGCTGCAGGGGCTGCAGGATCATCTGCCGTATCTGGTGGTGCTGCGTCTATTGGTTCTAACTTGTCGGCTGCTCTTGGTTACTCTACACAACAGTCTGGTTTATCTGAACAGATTACACAAGCTAACCAAAGGACTGCAGACCTACAAGGTCAGATCAATGCGCTATACGGTCAAGCTAACGTCCTACAAGGTCAGCAACAACTAGCTCTATCACAAGCTTCATTGTATCAGAGCCGTGCATCTAGCATTATGGGTATTGCAAGCACTGCATTCCAAGTGGGCGCAGGTATTATCTAAGGGAAACCTAAATGGAAAACTTAAATCTTACGTTCATTGGTGAGGACAATCATCAATTCCTTGATGAATCCCAAGAACAACAAGACACGTCTATTAAGACAGACAGAGAACAAGATGAAGTTATCCTAACCACAGGTAAGCCTCATACGGATGTTAAACTAGCCAAGCAGGACTTCTTAGAACAGAACCGTCCTCTTGAGAGATATGCTGCAGAGCGTCTAGAATATCTAGATGCAGACCCAGTAGAGTTTCAAGAGAAGATTGAGAGCTATCGCAAGAAAGAACAACAGTTTGTTGAGACTGATCAGTATTGGTACGAACAAGCATTGGCTCTAAAAGACTCTGAGATAAACGATACTGACACACGTATTGCAACTAACAACCGTATTGCTCAAGAAATTCTAGACACTTACATTGCACGAGAGGAGACAGGTGCTATCGATACAGTCTTAGACTTCGGGTCTATGGCCTTACGTGAGTTTGTTGTAGCACCTTACACCTTCATTCGAAAAGATGAGCTAGAAACACTTGGTAATGAAATCCTACAGAATAAAATTACCATGTCTTCTAAAGAGTTTCGTGAGTGGTTTACTGGATTCACAGCAGACTATATGAGACTAGGTCCACGTGAGGATAATGCATGGCGTTTAGGTTCTCTAATAGAGATGGAGAGAAACAACGGTTTCAGAACTTTCGGTGATAAACTTCTTACTAGAGGTTTTGCTGCACTAGATGCTGCAGGTGTCGGTAGTCTAGCAGTTAAGGGTGGTCTAAAACTAGCTACTAAAACTGCACGTCCACGTACACTTGTAGGTCGTGTAGCTGCTAATGAAGGACCAGAGGCTGCTGCAGATGTAGCAGAGGCAACACTAGCTAAACGTCTAGACCCTGAAGTTACTAATGATATTGGCCCTTCATCTTTAAACCCTCATGCTGACATTGCAAAGGTTTCTGAGTCTCGTGTAAGCCGTATCTTGCAAGAAAATAAAATTATTCAAGATATACAAAAGTACTATAAGAACAATGCTATTGGTAAAGTTCTACCCGAAGAGACTGTTAAAAGACTTGCCTCAGAAACAGCAGCACTTATTGGTAAGAAGTTCGGAAACCCTATCTACAATGCAGATCATGTAGGTGATGATCTAGGTAACTACACTGTTACTGTACAGTTCGGACGTGCAACAGATGGTCAACCCTACAAAGCTACATCTAAAGGTAACCCATCAGTAGGTGCTAAAGAAGCTGCGAAGCGTTCAGGTGGTGAACTTATACCTGTAGATGATGGTAAAGGTTTCGTAATTCAGTTACGTGAGAACCTAAACCTAGCTAAAGAGATCAAGGGTATTGATGACATCTTTGAAGGTGCAATGGCCCTTGAACGTGGCACTGCTCGTAACATGATCAACGATGTCTTAGGCGGTGTAGGTCGTTTTATAAGTAATGCTTCTGAGCGTGGTCTGCGTAACACAACAGAACTAGCACAACTTGGTGAAGGTGCGGCTGCAGCTATTGGTAAGTTAGTAAAAGAAACTGCAAGACCTATTGAAGCCTTAGATAACACTGACCGTGCAGCACTGGCATTCATTACACGTGAGCTTCGAGATAACCCTAAAAAGTCTGCTAGACGTGGATGGTATAGTGTAGAAGAGTTCTCTAATTACTATGTGGAGTTCACAAAACGAGAATTTACACAAGGTGTTCAAGAAGCATACGAAGCTCTTGTAGAAATTAGCGATGCAGCGTACCTTCTACAGGCAAGTAACATTATGCAACGGTATGTCCAGAAGGGCTACCGTGCTGTTAAATTGCCTAACGGATTCCGTGTACCTGCAAAGAATATAGGTAAAGCATCTATTCCTGAGAACGCAAGAATCTTAGATGTTGTAGATAATCAGGTTACATACAAAGAGTTTGTAGACCCTAAGACAGATATATGGCGTTTAGATAAAACATATGAGGGTGTCGAGTATGTAATTCGTCCTAAGAATGTTGATGCGCTAGACCCATCAGATGTACTAGGTTACAATGCAGGTGGTCCTCGTACAAACCCTAACGCTCGTTGGTTTGTTGTAGCAGGTGACTACACTAAAGGTCGTCTTAAAACTTGGTTATCTGCATTTACTGAAGAAGACGCTATAAAAGCTGTTAACGAGATTAACACTATTCTCGCTAATAGAGGTAAGGCTAACATAGATGACATTGTAAAAGAGAATAACTCTTGGAATCCAGATGTACAAACCTTTGATGGCTTTGAGTTCGAAGCTAAAAGTAATGGGTGGAGTTTAGACAACATCTCTGAGTTAAAAGTTAAAGAACGTAACGTACCTTTGTCTTCTGCAGATGGGGACGATGACGTATTTAATGGTATGGCTGCAGGTGATTTCATTGAGAATGATATGCGCCGTAGTGATAGCGTACTACCTCATTTCGGTGGTGTAAAAAATGTAAACTTCGATCCTACTGCTAATGTTGTAGCAGGTATTAATAGTGCTATCAACGAATTTAGCTACAGAGCATACACTGTTAATTCTATGGTTTCTTGGGTCAAGAGAGCTAAGAGAGTTTCAGGTATTAAACTACCTAGCAATGTTCCTGAAAATGATTTCTACAATCAATTCATGGGTGCTCAGTTTACAGGGACAGGGGCAGAAGTAACTCGTATGAAAGAGTTATGGACTATTGATCGTCGCCGTATGAGTGTTAAACGTGCAGACGAAATCGCCATGATTAATCTTGGTAAGTCTGTAGCTAACTTTGTGTATAAAGGTTCACGTGAAATACAAAAATTACGAGGCAAAGAAAAACCTAAAGGAGTAGAGATCGACTTTAATGATCCTACTAATTTTATGCTTAAAGTAGGATTCTTGTCTAAGTTCGGATTCTTAAACCCTAAACAAGTAATTGTTCAAGCCCACCATACTACTTCTATTATGGCTATCTCTCCTACTCACGGTCCTCGTGGGGCAGGTTTAGCACTACTTATGCGTGGTATGTACATATGGCCTCAAATGGCAGAGAAGGGTTTGTCAAGGATTGCTAAACGATACAACCTTAACGAAGATCAAGTAAAAGAGATCATGGAATATGTACGTTCATCTGGACGTGCTGACTTGGATACTGAGATCGCTGAACTTAACACAGGTTATGGTCGTGGTATCTCTGGTTTTGCAGGTGAAGACTACACACCTAGTAAACTAGCTAGTACATGGGCAGCTACACGTAAGACTGCATCTAAAGGTATGGAGTTAGGTCTTCTACCTTTCCGTGAAGGTGACCGCCTAGCACGTATGACAGGTACTTATACAGCTATCCTTGAGTACATGGCGAAGAACCCAGGTGCGTCTATCCTGACTGAACAGGCTCGTAGGCAGATTGCTCGTCGTGATCATGCTTTGAACTTTCATATGTCGTCTATCTCTAACTCACCTTGGCAGCAAGGTGTACTACGCCTACCATCACAATGGCTTTCTCATACCATTAGATCAATGGAAATTTTATTTAATGGTAAAGAATTTACTGTAGCTGAACGTGCAAGATTGGGGGCTGTACTTGTACCTATGTATGGTGCTGCAGGTTTCGGGTTTGCTAATGCTGCAGATTACATTGCAGAGAAACTAAACATATCTACAGACCACGAGTTCTTCACATTTATGAAATGGGGTTTGATTGATGGTTTAACTGACGTTCTTATGACAGACGAGAAAGGCCGTGTAGGTACAGGTCTAACAACAAGCCTTGCACCTATGGGTCAGGTGCGTGAAACATTACGTATGATTCAAGAGGGTCAGTTCTTAGAAGTTTTAGGTGGTCCTTCTACTCAGATTGGTGGAGACATCATATCTTCTTTGTGGAATGCTATTATAAATCTTACAGACGGAAATGGCACACTTATGAAAGAGGATGTTATTAAAACCTTCCGTAACATCACGACACTAGATAACGCTGCTATAGCCCTTGGTATTAAAAACAATGGCTACTATCGTAGTAAGACAGGTGCTAGAGTTCCTGGTGAAATGTCTATTACTGAGGCTTGGATGATTGCTTTAACAGGTATTAAACCATTAAAGGTACAAGAGTTCTACTCAGTCAAGACTAATATTTATAATGATGACAGAAAATTACGTAAAGAACGTCGAGACATTAACCGACTAGCAGATAAAGCTCATACTATGATTAAGTCAGGTGATCCACAACAATACGAAGAAGGCTTCAAACTACTAGAAGCCTTGAAGCTACGTATTGATTTAAGTGGTGCATCAGAGATAAATAAAATGAGTTTACGTAAATCATTGGTAACTCCACTACAAGATGAACTACCTCAACTAATTCTTAAACTACGTAAGAATGATAAGACTGCTATGGCTGAACGTCTAGCTGCAACACTAGGAAACTAATATGGCACAAGATATATTTGCACCTAAAACATCCTTCGATATAGGCTATGAACGTCCTCAACAGGGTGTAGTAGACAACACTGAAAAGATTAAAGCAGACTTTCAAGCAATGTCTCTAGGTGCTCAAGCCAAGGCAGTGCAGGGACAGGCTGCTCTTGAACGTGCTGAAGCAGGTCTTATTCAATCTGCTATTGGTATTGCAGGGGATGCTTATACTATTAATATTAAAGGCAGGGAGAAAGGCGCAGTAGATGCTCTTTTCAATGAGATAAAAAATATAGAATCTCAAGACTCACAAAAGCCCATGCCTTTTGAAACAAAGAAGTCTAAGTATAATAATGCTATAATGAAAGCTGCTTCAGAGATACCAGGTGGTTACTCAACATTAGCTAAACACAACACTGCTATCAAAGCAGCAACTGGCATGGACATTGCTAGTATAGCTAAGTCTACTGAGCAAGAGCAGTACGAACAAATGCAACAGAACCCTGTGTTTCAGACTGCATACCTTGCTTCTAAAGTAACTCAGCCTAACCTTTCTGAAGAAGATAGATTCATATACGCTCAGAACGAAGCCGCAAAGACTGCTGCAGCAGAGCTTATGCAAACAACTGTTAAGACGGAAGACTTATCTAGGTACTATACTGATACTAAACGTACAGTAGAGCAACGACTAACCAACTTAGATACTGCTATTGTTGCATCTATTCAGTTAAAGCGTGATACTGGTCAGCCTATCACAACACTTGATATTGAAAGTCTTGAAGTACGAGTAGCAGAGGCTCAACGTCTTGTAGATGTCTTAATCCCTAACACTGTTCCTGAAGAGGAAAGAAGTCAGGTAGATGAATACTTTACAAACCTAAATGATTTTCTTACTCAGATGAAAGAAAGTAAAGACCCTGATAGAATTGCTACAGGTGTTGCCTCTTATCTAGCTCAGACAGGGCAGACTATGGGTGAGATTCTAGCAGGTGCTAAGATTGCTAAAGCTGAGATACTTTCATCACAAGCAGGTGTTGAAATATTTAAGGTAATCACAACTAAGTTGAGTGACGGTTCTTCTACTGCTGCTCTAGCTGTTGGTGGAGATTTAGGTTCTATTTATGACGCTCTTGTTGAAGCACGTCAGGGTGAGGTTATTGGACCTAACACTATTATGACTCAAGAAGAGTTGAACATAGTGTTTGATACCAGAAACAAGACTCCTAAAGATATGATGGATGAACGTGCTGCAGGACTAGAATTAATTAAGTCTCTAGACGTTGGTGAACTTGGCACTGATCAAGGTAAGAGACAACTAGTATCAGGTATTGCATCTGTAGTAAAGTCTCTTAATAACCTTGATATACAACAAACAGGTTCTAAGTTAAGTGAGCTAGTAATCGACTCAGGTCTTATTGATAAGATTAAGTTCTTAGATAACTACGACAAGGCTACTGCTAACCAGATTCGCACACTACTGAATAGTGTTGTAACAAATAACCTACGTTTCTCTGAACTTAAAATAAGTTCTATTGAGACAGATGGTAAAGGGTACACAAACCGTAACCCTGGACTTGTATGGGACGAAGCAGAGCAGGTATACTACGCCACTGATAAAGAGTATAT